CGCGGGAGTTGCCGTTACTGCTGGGGCTTCGGTCATCAGTATCAATGGCGCGATGCTGTTGAGTACGAAGAGAAGCGGCTCGAAGCGCTTGAGCGTAAACGTCGCGAGCCCGTCGATGTTGGTGGCTACGGTTACGAGCACACCAGCGCACCTAACCCGGAATGCCCTCGCTGTAATGGAGATGGCGTCGGCCAGCCTTTCTTCGCTGATACGCGCAAGCTGGCGCCTGATGCTGCGCTTGCCTATTCCGGTGTGAAGCTTGGGAAGAATGGCGTGGAGATTACCGTTATTAGCCGTGAGAGAATGTACGAGGCGGTGATGAAACGGCTCGGCCTGGCTGATAGCGAGTTCGCCCAGCGTCTGCAGATGATTGAAATTGAGCGCCGGCAGCTGGAGGTCGAAAAATTACGCAAAGAGCTGGCTGCTGATCCGGAGGATGACGAACCAACGCCAGTTGCAATCAATATCAACGTAGTCGATGCGCGAGTGAGGGAAGAGGATGGCGATAGCACCGACGCTTAACATCCCTCAGGCCAAATTCCTTGCGATGCAGTACAAGTTTAAGGCCTACGTCGCCGGCTTCGGTTCTGGCAAGACGTGGGTCGGTTGTGGTGGTATCTGCAAAGGGATGTGGGAACACCCCAAAATCAACCAGGGTTACTTTGCGCCAACGTATCCGCAGATCCGTGACATCTTTTATCCCACTGTTGAGGAGGTGGCCCACGACTGGGGGCTGAATGTCAAAATCAACGAGGGAAACAAAGAGGTTCACTTCTACGCCGGGCGCCAGTATCGCGGAACGACGATCTGCCGCTCGATGGAGAAACCGCAAACCATCGTTGGTTTTAAAATCGGTAATGCGCTGATTGATGAGCTGGACGTAATGCCCGCCAAAAAGGCGCAGTTAGCCTGGCGAAAAATCATTGCTCGTATGCGTTACAACGTGGCCGGTCTTCGTAACGGGATCGACGTCACCACGACGCCGGAAGGGTTTAAATTCGTTTATCAGCAATTCGCAAAGGCTGTACGCGATAAGCCTTCGCTCTCAACGCTGTACGGCCTGGTGCAGGCCTCGACGTTCGACAATGAAAAGAATCTGCCGCCGGACTATATCCCGTCGCTGTTGGAGTCATACCCGCCGGAGCTGATCATGGCTTATCTCCGTGGCCAGTTCACCAACCTTACCAGCGGGACGATTTACCATCAGTTTGACCGTAAGCTGAATAACTGCCGGGAAGAAGAGCAACCCGGTGAGCCGCTGTATATCGGTATGGATTTCAACGTCGGGAAGATGGCTGGGATTGTTCATGTATTACGTCTGGGGCTTCCGTTTGCGGTGAATGAAATCGTGAAGGCTTACGACACCCCTGACATGATCCGCATCATCAAAGAACGGTTCTGGCTGTACGACGGCAACGATTATCGCAAGGTGCGGGAAATCTATATTTACCCGGACGCTTCCGGCGATTCCCGCAAATCCAGCAATGCCAGCGCCACGGATATCGCTCAGCTTAAGCAGGCCGGCTTCAATGTGGTTGTTAATGCATCAAACCCGCCAGTGAAAGACCGCATCAACGCGATGAATGCCATGTTCTGCAATGGTAACGGTGAACGTCGCTACAAAGTGAATGTAAAGCGGTGCCCGGTGTACACCGAATCGCTTGAGCAACAAGTTTGGGGCGAAAACGGTGAGCCGGATAAAACGGCGGATAACGATCACCCCAACGATGCCGGTGGGTATTTCATTGTGAAGCAATTCCCGATCATCAAACCGACTGGAAAAGTCACCCAACTGCGGATGTAAAACCATGCCTGATATTTCAACGCCCAACCTCGACTATAACGACATGGTTGAGGCATGGGATATTAATGATGCGCTGATGGGCGGCACGCTGGAAATGCGCCGGCAGGGCAAGAAGTATCTCCCGAAATGGCCGAACGAAGATCCTGAAAGTTATAAGGAGCGTTTGGCTTCGGCAACGTTACTCCCTGCCTATGAAGAGGCCATTAAACAAAATATCGGGCGAGTGTTTGCTGAGCCGACGGTATTGAGTGAGGATTCTCCTGAACAAATACGGGAGCTGTCGCCAGATATTGATATGGAAGGAAACCGGCTCGATGTCTGGGCACAGCAATTTTTCAGCATCGGATTCCAGTATGGTCTGGTACATGCGCTGGTGGATTTCCCGAAAATTGACCCGGAGGCAGTAAAAACTAAAGCCGACGAAAAAGCCGCGGGATCCCGCCCATATGCCACGATGCTTAATCCACGACAGGTCATCGGCTGGAAATCGAAAGTGGTTAAAGGGAAAGTGATGCTGACCGATCTACGTATCAGAGAGGTCATCATTGTTGATGGCGATGATTACGGGCAAACGAAAGTTGAGCAAATACGCCATATCATGCCGGGCAAGGTTGAAATTTATCGCCGAAATAAAGGTGATAACGGCGAAAGCCAGTGGCAGATTCACGACGAGTGGGAAACCAGTCGCGATGATATTCCCCTGGTGACGCTTTATACGAAACGCACAGGCTTTATGCGCGGTTCACCGCCACTGCTTAATCTCGCCTTACTGAATATCAAGCACTGGCAGAGTCAGAGTGAACAGGACAACATCCTTCATGTCGCTCGCGTGCCGTTGCTGGTGGCTTACGGTCTGGCTGATGGCGAAACGTTGACGATAGGTTCTTCCTCTGCGACTCGTTTCGATGACCGCCAGCGGCAGGGACTGGAATATGTCGAGCATACCGGGGCTGCGATTGAAGCCGGTAAGATTTCCCTTGAAGATCTGGAAAACCAGATGCGTCAGGCCGGCGCAAAACTGCTGCGCGCGGAAAACACATCGACTAAATCCCTAGACCAGACTCACGAAGAGCGGATGCAGGAGAATTCACCTCTCTACACCATGGCAAGCTCGCTTGAGGATGCGCTCGATAATATCCTGCAGATTATGGCGGAATGGCTGGGCGAGAAAGAAGGCGGCAATGTTGATGTACGCACCGAACTGGATGTTTCAGCCCAGACGTTTGATGCCGCAGCTGCAACAGCTGTTCAGTCGCTCCGTCAGGGTGGTGATATACGTCAGGTCGATGCTGTTCGCGTTTTGCAGGCCCTCAAATTTATCGATCCGGACGCGAAGCCCGAAGAGGTAATCGACGAGTTGCGGAATCAGCAGGTCACGCTGGCCGGCGGACTGAGTAACCCGGGTGGTGCAAATGGCAACGGCGAATGACAAGCTTCAGGATGAATCGATAGCGCATGCAATATGGATAGCGCGGTACAGCACCAGCGTTGCAAACAGGATGATAAAAATCCTGAATGACAGCGATGCGGAACTGACAGCCAGATTGCTGGTAGCGATGGATAGCCTGGATGCTGACAGCTTTACCGTGTCGCGACTGGAAGCGCTGCTCGTTAGTGTCAGAGCTCTCAATCGCGAGGCTGTGCAGTCAATGTACGCGGGACTATCTGATGAGCTGCTGCAACTCGCTCAGCACGAAGCAGGCTTTCAGCTGAGCCTGTTCCAGTTTGCGATCCCCGATGATGTGCTATCGCTTCACCCGCTGGTGGGCATTTCACCGGATGCCGTTTACGCCGCTGCGATGGCACAGCCGTTTCAGGGGCGCCTGCTTTCGGAGTGGGCAGATAACCTTGAAGCTGACAGGATGGCAAGAATATCCAATACAGTGCGGCAGGGTTTTCTCCTGGGTGATACGCATGAGCAGATAGCCCGCAAGGTTCGCGGACACGCTAACCGGGGTTATCAGGATGGCGCGTTGCAGATGAGCAGGGCCAACGCCGGCAGCATTGCCAAAACAGCTGTAGGGCATCTTGCGGCGACGGCGCGAAAGAGCTTTGCGGATGCTAACGACGACCTCCTGAAGGGTAAACAGTGGTTATCCACTTTGGATAACCGTACATCAAAAGACTGTCGGATTCGCGACCGCCTCAAGTACACACTCGATAACAAGCCGATCGGCCATAAGGTGCCGTATCTGCAGGGACCCGGGAAAATCCATTTCTGCTGTCGCAGCGTCGAAACCTACATCCTAAAATCGTCTGATGAGCTGGGTATTGCTGTTGGGCAAATATCAGATAGCTCACGTGCCAGCATGGACGGGCAGGTGCCTTCGGATACCGATTATCAGGGCTGGTTCTCGCGCCAGTCGTTCACGCGACAGTCCCAGATCGTTGGCGTAACCCGGGCCCGGCTGATTCGTGACGGCGGCATGTCGCCCGATGATTTCTACAACGACAAGGGCGAATGGCTGACTCTGGATCAACTTCGTAACCTGGATGCTCAGGCGTTCAGCAACGCCAGACTTTAAAGCTTTTTAAGTCTTCAATTAGGCTGCCTCCGGGCGGCCTTTTTTATTGCCGTGATCCGGATGGTGAGCGGTGCAACGGTCGGATGACCCCGAAAAGGTAACCACATGAAACTGAAAACAGTCGAAGTTAACGGCAAAAGCTATGCAGAAATCGATGCCAGCGGTTTACCCGTCTACGTCCACGATGACGGCCAGGAAGTTGGTTTTGATGCTGTGCAGGCCGTTGGGAAAATCTCCTCTCTGAATGGCGAGGCGAAATCTCATCGTGAAGCCAAAGAAGCAGCTGAAGCCAGTCTGGCTAAGTTTGCCAAAATCGGCGATCCGGCGAAGGCACTCGAAGCGCTGGAGATGATGACTAAGATCGACCAGAAAAAACTGATCGACGCAGGCGCCGTTGATCAGGTTAAAGCGGATATCACCAAATCCTTCCAGGCGCAGCTTGATGAAGCTACTCAGCGTGCAACGACCCTTGAAGGCCAGCTTTATCAGGAAATGATCGGCGGCCGGTTCTCTGGCTCGAAATTCATCGCAGATAAAGTAGCAATTCCGGCAGATATGCTTCAGGCGCGGTTCGGTCAGTCCTTCAAAGTCGAGGACGGCAAAGTCGTTGCCTATGATGGCTCTGGCAACAAAATTTATTCCCGCTCGAAGCCGGGCGAACTGGCGGCCTTTGATGAGGCGCTGGAGTTCCTGGTGGAGCAGTACCCACAGAAAGACCACATTCTGAAGGCCAGCGGCAACCAGGGAGGCGGCTCACGGCAGTCTCAGCATTCACTCGGGCAGAAAACGATGAAACGCGATGCGTTTACCAGTTTGAGTCCGACGGATCAGCAATCAACTCTCAAAGACGGTATCACCATCGTCGATTAATTTTTTGCCAGTCGCCGGATGGCAGCTGGTGCCGGAGCTGGATAGCTCAACCAACCCTATATTTTAATCTCCAAGGAATCCATACACATGGCTAATACGCTTACCGGGTTGATCCCGACTATCTTCACGGCTCTGGATACCGTATCTCGCGAACAGGTCGGTTTTATCCCGGCTGTATCGCGCAATGCTAAAGCTGATGCGGCTGCGAAGGACCAGACCGTTACTGCGCCGGTTGCGCCACCGGCAACCACTGTTGATATTACCCCGGGGGCTACTGCGCCAAATGACGGCGATCAGACGATCGGCACCGTTGATGTCAAAATCACCAAATCCAAAATGGCCCCGGTCAAATGGAACGGTGAGGAACAACTGGCGCTGTGGCCCGCAGGGACATACAACACCATCCTTGCTGATCAGTTTAAGCAGGCTTTTCGCGCGCTGGCTAATGAGATGGATGCAGATCTCGCGGCTCTGTATTTCGCATCCTCTCGTGCTGTTGGTACGGCCGGCACCGCTCCTTTCGGTATTGCAGGTGATTTGTCGGATGCGGCAAATGCGCGCCAGGTTCTCTCTGATAACGGTTCGCCGACAACTGAT